GCATCTACATTTACTACTACGTTCGTTGAACCGCCTAATTGATGGTTCGGGATAATAGTTCCTGCTTTATCGGGTACAAATAATTCTGGTCCTTTTTCACCAACTATTGAGGCTCTACCAACAGGAGGTCTACCTCCATTAGCAAACCCTGGAAGACCTATACCACCAAGAAAAGCATTTACACCATATTGAATAAGTGATCTTTGAATCTGTGCAAATACACTGCGAGCAACATCTCCAAGTGTTTTAGTACCATTTATCGCACCTTCTATTGCATCTACTAATCCAGTTTCTATACTACTTGCAATACTGTCATATAGGTTTTTTACCTTTTGTATTTCTTCCTGTTCTTTAGCTAACACATCTAATTCATCTAATTTTGCTTTTATTTGATCTCTGGTTACACCTTCAGTGCCTTTCATTATTTCTTGTATTTTTATTTCAGTCTCGAACTCTTTTTCTGAAAGTTGATTTTTTAATGTAGCCTTTTCAATCTCTGCATCTAAATCTGCTAAACGATCTATACCTAGTTGTGCTTCTGCTGTTAATTTTTTACCAGATTTACCTTTAGAAATAACATTTGGTGTCTGTTGAAATCTTTTCAACATTTCTTCCATTATTGCTGTTGTAATCGGTCCAGAACTTTTACCTCTTGTTCCTCTTAATTCTTTTAATTGTTCTTCAAAAAATTCTTTCTGTGATCCTTTTAAACTTTTTCTAAACTCTCTAAATTGCCCTGCGGTTGCATCAGCAGATAAACTTTTGTTTAAAAACTGTAGTAAATCCGTTAAAGGACCAGCTATAAACGCATCAAACTTAGTCTTTAATATTCCCATGAGTCTATTAAATTCACTAGATACCTCATTTAATTTTCTTAGATTTTCTACTCCTTTACTGCCTACTATTTGTTGATACTCATTGGATAATAAATTATTTAACTGCTGTACTTTTCCTTGTCTTTCTAGTTGGCGAGCCAATTCTTCGGTTTCGTTTGATGTAAATAAAGATCGCTCTCTTGCAAGTTCTAACTTTCCATTCAAAGTACCCATCTTTTTGGCTGTTTCAAGGGATGCTTGACCAATTTGTTGTAACTGAGAAACTAATGCTGTAGCTGCAATAGAACCAGCGAAACCACCACCAGGACTTGCTGCCTCACCTAACGCACCACCAATAGCACCTGGTATAGCTTGTCCTAGTCCACCTCCGAATAACAAAGGAAAACCACCACCAATCGCAGCACTTTTTACGATTGCTTGCCTTCTACTTTTATCAAGCCTTATTTGTTTTTCTTTTCCCTAGCTAATCTTTTTTCTTCTGCAACCCTTTCTTTTGCTAAACGTAAATTTTCAGCGTCTTTTAAATTTAATAACTGTGCTTCACTTACTAAATTTTTTGCTCTTCTAAACTGACCTTTCTTTACTAATGCTTTTGCTTGATCTAATTGGAGTTGTTGTTTTGTTGTATCTAATTCAAACCTATTTAATTCATTTAATTTGTTTTGAGTACTTTGAATAGATTTTAGTACCGTTAACCTTCTACCCTTTTTAAATATTGGGTCTTTTTCATTGTTTCTTTTAGCATCTTTTGTAAATCTTTCTAATTTTGTTTTTAACGCATTAAGTTCTGCCTCAAAATTTTGAGCATTTAACTTTATATTAACTTCGTAAACAGCGTCATTTGCCATCTAACTTTGTCGCTTAAATTTAGATTCTTTTCCTATTCTGTCATATTCTGCCTTTTCTCGCTCACTTTTTAACTGTAAATATGAACTCCAATATATCAATTCCTCTATTGTTACTTTATTTCTAAAATCTTGTAACGTATAGCCTAGCTTTTCACATAAGAAAAACTGTAAAAATAAATTGTTATCTTCGTCAAGGTGTACTTTTAGAGTTTACGGCATCTACCCCCTCCTCTACTCCTTGCATTTTTAACATTAAATCAGTAAGAACAGTTAAAGGTATTTCCCTTCTTAATGAGGCACGATCTCCTTCACTAAATAATTTATTACCATTTTCATCTTCTGCTTTATTCATTATGACCTGCAAAGCATACTCTAAACTCTCAGTATCATTAGCTTTGTTCATTCCAGCAAGTGTTTTATATATTGCTTCTCTATCCGCAATAGTTAAAGGCTTCCAGTATATTTCTAAAATTATTACATCTTCTTTTTTAATAATGTAACGACTGCGATTGTCGATGCAAAATGCTTCTTTTAGCTTGTCAATAGCTCTTTTGTCAGCCATAAATTAATTTTTCTGTACTACTATAATATACCTTAATATTGTCTATGCGTCATAAACTTCTGTAACCTGTCTTAAAACCAGCAGATATAAAACCTTTAGTTATGTCATTTTTAAGAAACGCATTATGTTCTGTATAAACCTTATACCAGTTTGGGTTGCGATCCCTAGAACTTAACTGATGTCTTTTTCCGTGCTGCTCATACGTTACTGGATTTCCTTGTGTATCGGGCATTGTGGCATTAGGTCTGTTTACAGCAAAACCAGCATATTTAGCTTCGTTTCCTATATATATGTGACTGTTTAGACCTATTGCTGGTATATCGGGTAAACCTGGCACTCTACCCGTTTTTCCTGGATATTCAACTGTATCCATAAACCATGTCATGGGTGCTTCTCCTGCTCCACCTGTTGTTCTTTGTGCTCTACTACTTGGAGGAGAACATTGAACCTCATTATTATTCTCTCTGTCATTAAATTGACTTGGTAATTGCTGATCTTTACGTTCTCTTGTTTTGTCTTGTGTAGGCTTTACAGGACTTGTAGATACTTTCCAACTTTTTGCAAAGTGACCTGACCACCACGGACCATCACTTTGAAGTCCATAAACTATTCTTGCTGCTGCGTTGGATCTAGCAGTTTCGACTATTTCTCTTAAGTCGTCTGGTAATTGTGTTATGGGTCTTACTCTTCTACCCATTGGCACTAAAGTTGCAACTTACAACACTAAGAAAGTGACTGTCACCCTCTGTAGTTACTGCTGTTGGTCCTACGATTTGTGTAACCCTAGGACTACATGAAAATTTATCTACATAAGTAGATGTATTTACAGAAGTTAATCCTGTTATCACTGTCTCTGATATAGCAGATGCGATAGCAGATCCTTTGTGTGGAGGTGTCATTACACCGCATCTAACTGAACCTTGATAATATGTTTGGGCTGCTCCTTGTGGTTGAGCAGTAGCCTGGTTAAAGTTTATATTTACCATTACATATTTTTTGTTTTTTCCTGGAGTGGTAAAGGGAGTATTATCAAAAACTACAGTTACACTTGGATCAGAGTCTATAACAGCATCTTGTATAGCTGTTTCTATAGCTGCTCTCGCATTTACTAAAGTCATTAGAATACAATCCTCAAACGAAATAAATACTCTTGACCACCTTTTAGTGTTCTAATGTCCATTATCTTAGCAAATCTAGTTGATCCAGAAAAAGTTAACTTAATTTCATCTTGAAGTACTGGTTGACTATCTCCAATCTGATCTGGAGTTATGTATAACCTTGCAGTGTTTTCTTGAAATCCGCTTTCTTCGTCTGAATCCACAAATTCTATAGGAGTTTTAAAAGTGTACTCAGTATCTATTGTGTGATATTCACCTGTTTCATTATCGTAACTAGATATTCCTTTTCTTATATAAGTAATTTCGTTATCTAAAGAAACTCCTAGTTGTGATACAACTTGTTTTGCTATTTTTTTAAACGCTGCGTCTAGTTGTCCTGCCATTATCCTCTAACCACCCTCATCTGGAAAGACCCTGCTCCACCAAGTATATATGCACCTAAATAACTTTGTAACCAAGGGTAAACGTCTAAAATATTGTTTATAGAGCCTGTTCCTTGGCTCGCAGTATTATATTTGACTTCTATATCTCCCAACTTTACTTCAGAAAAATTTCCATCTGTTCCAGTAGTACCTGTAATAGCACCAGTATCATTTGCCAAAGCTCTAGCTAATTCGTATTGTGCATACTTGATATTTAATGGAATTGTGCTGCAAGCTAGTTCTACACCATCTACTTGGTAATTATTTCTAGGAAATTTAAGTGCTTGCCCATCATCACATCTATCTCCGTAAAATACAAAGCTATCAATCCATCTAGTTGCTGATATTAATGCTCTATTCTTTTGATCGTCTGTTTTATTTGTCCAAGTTGAAGAGTCTGGTACTGTTTCAAAATAACTATTAGCTTCTGTCAATGTGACATAGCTATTAGCATCAGCATCTTTTATAGTTGCATTTATAGTGGCTGCCACGATCCAAAAAGTAATTTAGTTTTATTGTAGCGTAAAGAAAAAACCCCACCATAATTGATGAGGTTTAACGACCACCTACAGTTATATTCTATTAAGAAATGTTAGATGTATCAAGTGGAGAGTTAACGATGATCTCAACCATAGGAATTAGGTCTGCATCATATGTTAATCCCCAGTTGTTTAAGTTACCTAACTGAGCGTTTGTTGGGTTATCAGTAGCAGAT